GCGTCCATCTGCTCTTTTTGGCGCGGGTGTCCACATGCACCCAGCCCTTGGTGCGGCCTGCCTTGACCGGGTAGCGGCCCACGCCGCCCCAGTCCGGCATCAGGCTCTCGGCGAAGGCGGCCACGGCCTCCACGGTGGTGTCCGCCACCTGGATGTCCGCCGCCCGGCCCAGCAGGTGCTGGCTGCTCTTGGCTCCACCCACGGCCGCGTTGTGGGCCGCCGTGCGGTACCCGCTGGTGATCGTGATGGGCTTGCCAAAGTGCTCCCGGATGCACTGCAAAAGCATCACAAGGCTTTCGTCGATCATCACGACGTCGCTGCCGTCGCGACACCGGAACTCGCGCACCTTAAAGCCCGGTGCCAGCTGCCTGGCACCGTCCTTGGCAAGGCTGTACTGTTTGATTGCCATATGTATCACGTCCTTTCACGGGGTCAGACCCCGAGTTTTACATTTTCCTCAGCGTCCTCCTTGTCTTCTGCGTCAAGCGCGTCATAGTACGCCTGCGCAAGGGCCTCCACCTCTGCGATGTCATCTGCGGTCAGCATTCCGTTGTCGTAGTGCAGGTATGCTTTATCCAGCCAGTATGCCACATCACGCCCCGCGGCGATCTCCCGCTTGATGGAGCGCAGAGTCAGGTCGTGTCGGGCTTTGCTTTTGATTGCCATAGTCAGTCCTCCTTTAGGTCGTTGTCATGGACGCTACTGCGTCCTCAAGGTCAGTGATCCGCTTAATCGGGTCTGCGCGTCCCGTCACAGTCACGCTGTCTACATCGGTTATGACCGTGTTTGTGCCGCTCAGAGCGGGGATTGGCTGTGCGCCGGTTGCGGTGAAGGGAGTGGGAGTGGCGAGCTTATAGCAGACTTGCACAGGGGTTCCGGCTGCGTACTGGGCGGCGAGGTAGGATTTCAAAGCGGCAACGTCTGCAAATGTAGACCAACGCAGATATAGGGATGTTTTCCACCCGCTTACTCCTTGTACCGTATTCGAACTTGAAAACGATGCAATAGGGAACGTTGTGCAATAATCGCCCCTGGACAGCACTCTTGTTCCAATGGAAATCGAAGTGCTCTGAAAATAAAGAGTATCACCGGATCCAACGGCATTCCATGGTTCCGTTCCATCCAGCGTCAACAACTTCCACACCCCCAGTCCCTCACCGCTCACTGCATCCACCGTGCCGCCGTAGATGGTGCGGGGCAGGGTCAGGGTTGCGGTTTGGCCGGTGTAAGGGGTGTAGGTGGTGGGGGCGGTGGTGCCGGGGACAAGCATTAAATCTTCAATGGTTGCAGTAATGCCCGCAGAACCATTGAAATCATAATGATTTGCATATAAATAGATGATGTGGCAATCTCTATTAAGTTTAACTATTTGGCCACTTCCCTTGGTAAGAAAATAATATACAATAAGTTTTTCATCCATAAATGCAATCACAGGGTTTTCTTTGCCATCATGCGCAACATTTCCGCAAGATAAATAATAAGAAGTGCCCGCTTTCAAATTGACTGCATATGGACCCAAATATTGCGTAAATTTGAAACTTTGCTTTGAAAATGGCAGCAAGTTCCCCCCCGCACCTTGTCACCGTCACGCTGTCCCTGCCCTTAATCGGGCGGGCATTATCAGGCGATGGGTCACCGCTCCCTTCCTGTACAGGCTCCCAGCTCGCCTTAACACCCAGTTTACTCCCCGCCACAGGGTAGAGCACAACAGGATTCCCGGTCTCCTCCAGCGGCGGACAGAGGGTGTCAATGATGTGCTTGCTGCTCCAGGCGTCGAGCCCCACGGTGGCATCATCAATTTGTGTACCATCTTTGCCAGCTTGACCATTTAAGACATCAATTGTTTTTATACCGTCTTTGTCAGTGATGCTGACACGATGGCCATTTTCGATGTCGGTTACAGTTACAACTGGGGATTTCCCGTCATTGCCGGGCTCGCCTTTGAAGTTTCCGTTTGCAATGCCGTCCTTGAGGGCTTGCAGGCTGCCAGCGGCTTCCTGAGCGCTCTGGTCTGCATTGCCTGCGCTGGTGGCGGCCTGCTGTGCTGCCGTCTGTGCATCGGTCTTGGCCTGCTCTGCGGCGGTGGCGTCAGTGTGCACGGCATCCACCAGCTGCTGCCATGCAGGGGTGCCCGGTTCCGGCATGGTGCCGTCCTCTGTGCCGCTGTTGGCGCTGACACGATACCGCAGGTCTGCGCTGGTGACGGTCCTGCTGCCGTCGCTTCCCTCAAAGGTCACACAGCCGGAGCCGGGTTGGGCGGTCACGCTGGCGGGCACGGCCACATAGCCGTCCACCACCAGCGTGGACGCCGGGTCAGAGCCACCCGGGACGTGCCAAAAAGCTTGGATGGTCAGCCCCTCCCACTCGCCGGTGGCTGTAACGGCAAGGCGGTACACGCTCTTGTTTTTGGCGTAGCCCAGCGCCAGCGCCGAGGCGTGCCCCGGCAGCACCACGCCTCCGCTGGGCGTCAGGGTCACAGGATAGTCGATCATGGCATTCACTCCTTTTCGGCCAGCAGGGCTTTCACGGTGCTGCGCAGACGGGCGGGCACCTCGTCCAGCGTCTTGATACCCTTGCGGATCAGGGCTGCATAAATTTTCGCCATCAATTTCCCTCCTTTTCTTCGTACAGCTCGCACAGGGCCACCTGAAGATCGGTGACACTGCTCTCCACGGCGGTCACCTGCGTCAGCAGGTCCGCGAGGGTGGGGTAGTGGTAGCCGGTGAGCCAGATCTCTACGGTGTAGCCGCCGGTCGACGATTCTGTTGCAAAGTGCAGGGTCCCGTTTGTCTGGAAAGTCGTGTTGGATGCGAAAATTCCAGTGCCATTTCCGTAGTTATGATTGGCGGTGCCGCCTTTTGCAATGTCTACTTCCTCGCCGTACCCGCCGGTACTGCTGTTATATTTCGTCTTGACGTGCACGTAGTCCAGGCCGTCTGGCATTTTGATATCGTAGGTCTTCCACCTTTTTCCGGTTTCTTCGTAGTGGTTCCACACCAGCCGGGGCTCCGACTTTACCGCCACGGCGGCAGCGATCTTGTCATTGAGCTTTTTGGCGCTGAGGGTGCCGTCCGGGGCGATGTCCAGCGCTTCGCCCACTTTCACGCCGCCCAGCTGGTCTGCTGTGGCGGCAGGCAGGGTGTAGGGCGTGCCGAACTTGGCGTCTGCCTGCTCTTTGGTGTAGAAGCTGCCGGAATCCACCGCCTTGATGCTCTCCGCAAGCTGCTGCAGCTGGGCGTTGCCGCTCTGCTGCATGGCGGTGAGGATGGCGGTGTACTGGGCCAGCAGTGTCTCGGTGGGGATGCCAGTCACGCCGTCCCGCATGACGCCGCAGACGGCCTCGTCGGCCCGGGTGTCGGTGATGTCGGCGGCAGTGATCACCGAGGAGCCTGCGGGCACGCTCACCGTGCACAGGCCCAGCTCGTACTGGTTGTGGTTCTGCAGGATGGCGGGCGGCTGAGCGGCCACGGCAGGCGTGCCGGTCTTGAGTCGGATGGCGGTGAGGTTGGACGACGTATCAAACTGCAGCACCACACGATCCACCCGGTTGAGGGTGTTGTCGGCGTCGGGCACGGTCAGCACCGTGTCCTCCCGGCTGCAAACGGACACGCCTTTGAAGTCGTCGTAGTTGATCCAGGCAAGGCCCGGGGCAATGGTGATCTGCCGGGTGCCGGTGATGCTGACGGCGAAATTGCTGTCCTTTGCGTAGACGCCGGACGTGCGGGTGCACAGGTAGGTGGCTACATCTTCGGCACTGTAGGTCACGCCGTCCAGCGGATAGGTAATGATGCTCATGTGTTTTTCCTCCTGAGGATGGGGGTGCCGATCTCGGTACTGACCGTATTTTCACCCTTCTGAGACTGCAGGGTCACCGACGTGATGCGGGCCGCTGCCTGGATGTCGGTGCCGGGCAGGCTGGCCGCCACCACCTTGCCCACCGTCACGGGGCCGGTGGGGGTGAACTCAAAATTCTCCAGCCGGGTGTGCTTCGCCAGCTCCTGCTCGCCCAGCGTGCGCAGGGCGGCAAGGTACTCGCTCTGGGACTGGCCGTCCTCCTTTTTCTTGCTGGAGGCATCCAGCAGCATCTCCCGCCGGGCCGTCCCGGTGTTGTCGGTGGCCCCCACGGTCACCGTGCCGTCAGCCCCCACCACGGTGCAGATGTTCTTGTAGTCCGTGATGCTCTCGGTATAGGCCAGGTCGGTCAGGTTGCCGTACTGGGGCGCATACCGGGCGTTGGGGTCCAGCTTGGGCCGGTACAGCTCAAACAGCAGCTTGTTCTGCTGCTGGTCGAACCGCACCCGGAAGCCGATGTCCAGCTCCTGGCACACCTGCTCTGCAATGCTCAGCAGGCTGCCGGGCTTGACCTCTCCGGCGTAGGCGTCGGCCAGACCGGCCGGGTCGCCCAGCTCCAGGCAGGGCCATGCGGCGGCCCCGGACACCAGACCACGCAGCGTGTCCTCCACGGCAAAGCTGCTCAGGGTGCCCGTGCTGACCCGCTCGTCGAGGATGCAGGCGGCGTCCTTGGTGTAGAGGACCAGCTTGTGATCGGCTTTCTGGGCCGACACGATGCGCATGAGCCGGTCGCTGCCGACCAGCCAGAGATAACGGTCCGGGCGGCAGAGGGCCTGCAGGGCGGTGGTGTCGTGGAGCTCCAGCTGAGCCCCCTGCACGTTGCTGTAGACGTTGTAGCGCTCCGGCCAGACCAGAGACAGCCAGCTCTCGATGCGGCCCAGCAGCTCCAGCCGGTCGTTATAGACGCAGAGGCTCTTGTACCCGGATGCCGTCAGGGCGGATGTAATCTCAGCCATTGGAACCCTCCGTGATGATCGTGGTAAATGCGGCATGCATGGTCAGCGACAGAAACAGCCAGCCGTCGCCGGAATCCGCCGTGCGCTGCCATGCCTGCGCCCCGTGGTATACCGTCCAGAGGGTGCTGCTGCCGTCCAGCAACGAAAGGACGTCGTAGCCTTTGCCGTCGATGACCCGCTCCACCCGGAGCTCGCCGTTTTCCCGGTAGACCTGCAGCTCGTCACCGTCCTGCAGGGTCGTGATGAAGCGCAGATATTCGCCGGTCTCCGGGTTGATGACGCCGGGGTTGACCACCTCGCCCCGGGCGGTCAGCGAGAGCTTCCAGCTCCGGGTGTCCAGACCGCTGTTGAGGATGCGGATGTAGCTGGCCTGTTCCCGGATGCCGTACTGATGCGAGGTGTAGCACACCGGCAGCCGGAACACGGGCGTTACCTTGATGGTGGCTGCCGTGGTCTTGGCCACACTGTGCCAGTAGGGGTTCGGGCAGTAGAGCTGGAAACTGAAGGTTGGCCACAGCACTGCCGGCGAAATGGCCGGGCAGCGCTGCACCTCGGCGTCACACCAGTATTTTCCGGCCACGGTCAGGCGGCCGGTGACGCCGGGAGCAAAAATGTCCCGCAGCTGGCGCTTGCAGTAGTCGGCGTTGCGCAGGATGCGCCCGGTGATGGTGCGGGTGACGCCGGAGATGCTCCGGCTGTCCACGGTGGCACCCACCTGCTGGTAGCCCTGGCTGGTCTCCAGCTCCACGGGCAGGTCGCCCAGCGGGTCGCAGCTCCACAGCACGCCGGCGGCATAGCCAAAAGCGAAGCTCTGGCCGGCGCCAGTGGTAAAAACAGCATCAAACACCCTGCAGCACCGCCCTTCTCTGCTCATACTGCGCTTCACGCATCAGGTCGGCGGCCGTCTGCGCTTTGCTGTAAATGTACTGATTAACCTCGATGTTGGGCCGCTGGGTGCGCTGGGGCAGGCTGCGGGGCTGCTCGTAGTCCCATAGGGTGCCGGAGGCCCCCACAGTGCTGCCCGCCGCGCTGCCGGAGCTGGTGTGCTTGCGCTTGAACGCCACGCCCAGCCCCACGGTGATGGCGGCAATGGCGGCCACCAGAGCCGCGCCGGCGGCGATCATGGCAATGCCCTGAGGCGTGCCGATGCCGGTGGGCAGCAGTGCTGCGCCGATGGCCTGCAGCATGCCCACAAAGGCAGAGCCAATGGTGGAGATGAGGGCGCCCAGGGCGCTGTAAATGGCCGGGAATGCCGACAGCAGTCCGCCGGACAGCGCCGTGCTGATGCTGGTGGCTGCAGCGCCAAGCGGAGCCTTGAGGGAGGCAAAGGTGCTGGTGAGGATCTGGGCCAGACTGCCGGCCTGATCCACGATGCTGCCAAATCCGCTGGTGACACCCTGGGCGATCTGCCCGCCGAGGTTCCACGCCCCCTGCGAGACGCCCTGCACGCCCTTGAGCAATACGCCGTTGATTTGCTGGATGAGGCTGGTGCCCAGCTTGTCGATCCATTGCTTGGCTTCCGGGGCAAGGCCGGTGTAGAGCGTAGACAGCACCCACTCGCCCACGCTCTTCCAGTCCTGTTTCTTGATGGCGGTCACCAGCGTGTCGAAGGTGCCCAGGATGCCCTTGTCGGCCTCTTCCTGCCAGCCTTTCAGCAGGCCGGAGAAGGTGTTGGCGCTGGCTTCCTTGATGGTCTCGGCGGTGGTCCTGGCCCCGTCTGCGGCAATGGTCTCCACCTGCTCTTTGGTCACCAGCATTCCGTTGACGATGTCGGTGCAGGTCTTGGTGATGATCTGCTTTTGCTGGGTCGTTTCATCGGTCAGCGTCTCGGTGACGGTCTGGGTGGAGGTCCTGACGCCGTCCACGACGGAATCAAAGGTCGAGGTGACCGTGTCCCGGACGGTGGCAGCGATCTCTTCATAGGTCTTCTGGGTCTGGGCCGTGGTCTTGCCGTGGTCGGTGACATACTTGGTGACAGTCTTGTAGTTTTTCACCACGCCGTTCACCATCTCCTTGCCGGATTCGGTCACGGTGCGGGTCAGCCGGTCATACTCCTCGCTGCCCTTGCGCAGGTGCTCGGTGAGCTCGGTGGTCTGGATGGTCACCTTGCCCAGGGCGTTGGTGGTGTCGGTGTGGCCTGCGTCCTGCAGGGACCACAGCAGGGTCTCGGCGGCCTGTGCGGCGGCCTTGGTCTTTTTGGCCGCCTTGGTGGCGGCGTCCCCGGACTTGGTATAGGCCGGGACGACCACCTCCGCCATGGACTGGGCGCTGTCGGCCACGTCGGCGTTGGCGTCCGCCCAGACGGAGGACCAGTCGTTCCCGCTGGCGGTTTTAGCAATGGTGGCACCGGCGGTGGCTGCGATGGCTCCTGCACCAACCGCACCGCCTTTGCCGGTGAGGCCGTTGATAAAGCTCTGGATCAGGTTCTTGCCCCACTGCACCGCCTGCGAGGGCAGGCTCTTGATCCAGGCAAGCGCACTGGAAAAGCCGCCCTTGAAGGCGTTCAGCATGCTGGAACCCATGCTCTTGACGCCGTTTGCCACACCGGTGAGGATGTTCTTGCCGATGTTCAGCCAGTTAATGGCCGAGATCACCGACAACACGGCCTGCAGGATCTTCTTCCAGTTGGCCAGCAGATCCGGCACCGCCTTGACGATGCCCACGACCAGCTGCACGATGATGGCCACGCCCTCGCCGAGGATCTTGGGCATGTTGTCGTTGATGATGCCGCAGATGTTGATGATGATGTCCGGCACATAGGCGATCAGGTCCGGCAGACCGGCGATCAGGCCGTTGAGCAGCTGGGTGATGAGGTTCAGACCGGCGTCCACAAAGCTGGCCGCGTTGTCCCGCAGCTGGTCCGTAAAGGCCAGCAGCTGCGGCAGAGCGGTGGAGAAGAACTCCGGGATGCCCTCGGTGAAGCCCTGTGCCAGGGAGCTGAGCAGCTCGGTGCCGGTCTGCAGGAGCTCCGGCACAAGGCTGTAAACGATTTCCGGAATGCCTGCCAGTACATTGCCGATCATGGGCAGCAGGTTGCCCACAAGGAAGGTCTGGGCCGTTTCCACCAGCCCCTGCAGGGGGGCGGTGAGATCGGCACCGGTGGACCAGTCGGCCAGCACGTTCTCGGCGGCAGCTTTCATGGCCGCAAAGCTGCCGGTCAGGGTGGTGGATGCCTCCTTGGCCGTGGTGCCGGTGATGTCCATCTCCTTCTGGATGACGTGGATGGCGCTGTACATGTCGGCCAGATTGCCCAGGTCGTAGTGCACGCCAGAGATCTTCTCGGCGTCCTTCAGCAGGCGCTGCATCTCGGCCTGCGTGCCGCCGTAGCCCAGCTTGAGGTTGTCCAGCATGGTGTAATTCTGCTTGGCAAACCCCTGATAGGCGTTCTGGATGTCCTGCATGGAGGTGCCCATCTTGTTGGAGTTGTCGGCCATATCCACCATGGCCATGTTGGCCAGCTGGGCAGCTGCGTCGGTGTCCTGGCTAACGCTGGACAGCAGACTGGCCGCAAAACTGGTGGTCTGCTCCATGTAGTCGTTGGCAGAAAGGCCAACGGTCTTGTAGGCCTGGGCGGCATACTGCTTGACCGTGTCGGCACTGTCCTTGAACAGCGTTTCCACGCCGCCAAGGCTCTGCTGCAGGGCACCGCCCATGTTGATGGAATCCGAGATGATCTTGCCGATGCCGGCCGCCGCGATCACTTTCTTCAGGGTGCCCACCAGCTGGGCACCGAGGGACTGTCCGGCGGCGTCACCGGCTGCCGCAGGCTCCCCGCCCAGGGCTTCGGTGATCTTGCCCTGGATGCCCTCTGCCGAGGGCACGATCTGCACATACGCTTTTGCCAGCTCAATGCCGTCCGGCATGGTCATCCACCTCCTTTCAGGGCCGCAAGGGCGGCCTCAAACTCTTCCGGGCTGTCGTAGCTCTGCACGTCGGTATCGCTGTCCGCGGACAGGCCGTGCAGGTCTGCCAGCACAGAGGGCACCGTCCGGGTGTCGTTGCTCAGGCCCCACAGGATCTGCGTCAGGCGGTCGGCGGTGTAGGCTTGCAGCTCGATGTGCAGCGGCACGGTCTTGCCGCTGGCCTTCATCATGCTGCGGCTGTCCTCCGGCAGGCCGGCAGCAAGGGTAGCCACCAGACGCAGCGGCAGGCTGCGCCAGTCCAGCACATGGTAATATTGCGCGAAATCGCAGATGAGCGCGTCCTCGTCCGATGCGATCAGTTCGGCGAGGATGCAGAGTTTTTTCCGGCGGAAAAGCTGGTCAGCAGCTCATTCAGGGCCTGGGCCACCGCCTGGGGCGGCACACGGCCCTTGTCGTTGCGCAGATGGTCATAGAGCTTCTTGCGGCCCTCGGTGCCCAGCAGGCGCTCGGTCAGGTGGCTCATGCTGAACACATTGCCGTCCTGCATCCCGGAAATGGCGTCGAACAGCTCCTGGTCCTCCAGAGCGTCGTCCTCCAGCTCGATGGAAAAACCGGATTCAGTCTTTGCAGTGATCATGCCTGCACCTCCTTGGTCTTGGCAGCGGCCTGGGTGGCGGCGGTGCCGCCCAGAATGTACTCGTAATGGGTGTTGCCCTGGGCATCCGGCACGGCGGTCAGGGTGGTGTTGTAACCCACGGCGCTCTTGGCGTAGGTGATATCGCCCACGGCGGTGACGGCGGCATCCGGGATGACGATGCGCTTGACCGCCTTGTTCTTCATCACCATCTCAATGACCCAGCTGCAGTCGGCCTGCTCCTGGCTGTTGGCCTGCACGGTGATGCCGGTCTCCAGCGTGCCGGTGACGTTGCTGTCACCATACACGGACTTGAGCACCTCCACGTTCAGGGCCTCCAGCAGGGTGTACTGGAAAGTGTCGGGCTTCTCGGTCTGCTGGGTCAGCACGGTGTCGCCGCCCCAGGCAGTGGTGTTCTCGCTGGAGGGCGAGTTGCTGTTGGTCACGCCGTCCTCGGAGGCGTAGCCCAGGCACTTAAAAGCCTTGTCCAGTTCGGTCTTGGCGTCGGTGGGCAGCGGGGTGCCCAGCGGGGCACGCCAGATGGCACCGCCCACTTTGGGCTTGGCGGCGGTTACTTTGGTTGCGTCTGCCATGTGTAGTTCTCCTTTCACAGGTCAGTAATGAGTGATAGAAAAAACGGCCTGGTAGCGGGGCCGTTTGCGGGTGGTGTCCGGGAAATTGTAGTCGGTGACCGGCCTGCAGGAGACCACTTCCGGCAGGGTGTCGGCAGCCTGCATGGCGGCCTTGATCTGCTCGTTGAGCTGGGCAGCACCTAAGGTGCCGTCATGGTCGCAGGCATTGTGGCCGTAGGACTGCACCGCCAGTGTGGCCGTGTAAATGCCCTCGTCGCAGTCGGAGCCGGTCTTTTCCAGGACACAAAAATTGCCGGAGGGGTTCTCCGGCACGGACATAAAGCAGGGAAAACCGTTTTCCCGCAGGTAATTCAGGATGATTTCTTCGATCATTTCAGGGCCTTTAAAATGGAATTGGTGTCGGCGTTCTCCTTGCGGGCGGCATAGCTTTCCGCCCGGACTTCCGCCACGGCACGGGTGGGTGCGGTGTAGTACACGGCTTCGTACCCGTCGCCCAGGCGGCTCTGGGCCGCAAAGGCAAGGCGGTTCAGGCCGTCGGCCAGTTCCTTGCTTTTCAGCAGCTTGCCGACGCCTTTCTTGTTCAGCCTGACCTTGACGTTATTCAATCCGTTCCACCTGCACTTTCTTGTTCCAGGCCAGAGGCACAAGCGCCTCGATGTACTGGGAGGCACCGCCGTACACTCGCCATTTCTGGCCAAAAAATTCCACGGTGCAGCCCTCCCAGCGGTGAGCGTCGCCTTTCGGGATGCACAGCTCGTAGGCCACCCGGCGGCCCGTGAGCTGCAGGTCGGTGACCACGGCGGCATTGTCCACCGGCGTGATGAGCACATTTTCCACCGTGACCGGTGTTTCGGTGTAAACCGGGGCGTGAAAAGCATCCTCGCCGGTCTGGGTGCGCTCATAGAGGATGACGGGGATGCCTTCAATCAGAGCCATAGGGTTCGATCACTCCCATCCGCTGGCGGCGCAGGCCCAGCCGGGCCAGCTCCGATTTTTTGATGAACAGGCCGCCGCCGGGCACCAGAAAGGACCCGGACGCCGAGTAGCCGCCTGCGGCCTGGGTGAACTGGGTCAGAGGTTCCTGGTTCGTGCTGGTCATCAGGGTGCGGGCCACCACGTCCACGGTGACGCTCTTGGCCACCAGGGCCAGGGCTTCGTCTGCAGCGGTGAGGGCGGGCAGGTCTTTGCCCACCCTGGCGGCTTCCACATTCAGGCTGGCGGACACCACCTCCAACAGAGGGGACGCCCGGGCCTGCTCGGCGGCGGTCATGGGACGCCACAGAGCGGTCATGTCCTCCACGGTGGCGTAGCTCATTCAGCAGCCTCCGGTTTCTCCTTGGCGGCAGCCTTGGGTTTGGCCGCCTTTTCTGCCTTGACGGGCTCCCAGTCCCCGCCGGAAACGCGGCAGGGCGTCTCGATCACAGCGCCGGTGCGCTTGTTGCGGTACAGCATGGCGTGTCCTCCTTAGGCGTTGGCCTTGATGTGGGCGAATGCGGACGGATCCAGGATGCCCCAGCCGATGTAGGCCTCGCCGCGCAGGTACACCTGGTTGTGGCCCTTCAGGTCACCCAGATCCGCATCGTTGTCGGGATTGCCGTACTGGATCACCTCAATGGGCATCTCCTTGGCGTAGCCCCACTTGAAGCAGTTGGTGAAGTCGCCCACCAGCGCACGGTCTAGGCTGGAACCGGCGGACAGGTTGGAGGTGGATTCCACCCGCAGGCCGTTCACCTCGCCGGGGTTTGCGCCCCAGGCCAGCTGCGGGTACAGCTTGGCACCGTCGGTAGTGGTCTGGGCCGCCAGAGCGCTCTTGAAGCTGGGGGCCAGCACCATGCCGGTAACGTCCCGCTCCGCGCCCTGCACCAGGGCGATGGCGGCCTCCACGTTGGTGTCGGGCTTGTCGGAGGCGGCAATGGTCACGGCCTGGGTGACCTTGCTGTCAAAGTGGTTGGTGCCGATGACGCCGGACGCAGAGCCGGTGCGGGGGTTGATGCCGTGGAAGGCCATGAGGTCCAGACCCTTGGCCACCTTCTTGGCAAAGCCGTCCGCAAAGGCGCTCAGAACGTCCATCTGGGCGTCCTCGGAAGCGTACAGGAACTCGTCGGACACGCGTGCACCATACTCGATCTTGATGGGCACGATGGTGATGGGCTCCACGGTCATGCCGCCCTTGCCCTTGGCACCGTTTTCTGCCACGATGTCCACTTCCTTGTCCAGCGTGAAGGTGAATTCCTTCTGGCCGTTGAAGGCGATGGGCGTTGCGCCGCAGAGCTTGGCCAGCGCGGACGCGCCGGTGGTTTTCTGGATAAAGCCGGGGATCAGCTCCTCCGGGAACAGGGAGCCTTTGCTCAGAATATCTGCCATGATGTGTTCTCCTTTACTCGTTGTTCATCAGCTGGTTTGCGAAACTGCGCCAGGCGGCCTTTTTGCCGCTGCCGCTGGGGTCGGGGTCGCCGCGCAGGGGTGCGGGCGGGGTCTTGGGCTTGATCAGCTGCAGCAGGTTCTGGGCGTCCTTGCGGATGTCCTCCTCCTTGGAGCCGGTCAGGCGGCCCGCCAGGTCGAACGGCAGGCCCACCTCATGGGCAACGCGGGTCTTGAGCGCGTCCGTCTCGTAGGTCTGGCAGCGGGTGTTCAGCTCCGCCACCTGCCCGGCGAGGGCCTCGTTCTGGGCCTTGAGGTCGTTGTAGTCGGCGTAAGGGGCCAGCCTGTCAGCGACAGCGGCCTCAAACGCCTCCTGCGTGGTAATGGGTTCAAATGCTTCTGCCATGGAATACCCTCCTTTATGGCAACAAAAAAACAGGCCCGGGTGGCCTGTTAATAGCGGATGCGCTGCCGGCGCTTGCCCTTGCCCTCGGCGCACTGCCAGTGGGCCAGGATCACGCTGTCCAGCAGCTCGATGTGGCCGCCCTCGGTCAGAGAGCGGTAACCGAAGCCGCCGTTGGAGCCGATGGCCCGCTTTTCGCAGTTGGAAGCAGCCTGCGCAAGGCCGGGCTGGCCGGCATGGCACAGGGCTTGCGCAAAAAGGGCCTGCTCGAAGGCGGCGTTGGCGGTGATGACCTGCTTGACCGTGGGCAGCACGGGGGACCTGAGGTGGGCGGCCTTCATGGCGTCGGCCAGAAGCTGCTGCCCGCTGGCCCCGTCCACCGCCACGGCGGCTAGGTCGGCTTTGGATAGAAAATCAAGAAGCCACCCGCTGCCGTCCCGGGTAGGATGGCAGCCGATGGCTTCCACGAAGATAGCGTTGTCTTTGGTGCGGCACGCAACGGCCAGCGCACAGCTGGTGCCGTCGGTGCTGAACTTGATGCCAGCATACAGCTTGCCGGTGAGCTTGGGCAGGGTGTCGGTTTTCAGTTCGTCCCACTCTGCCCGGCTGATGGCCGATTTGAGGTTGTACCGAAGCCACAGCCCCAGACGCTGGATGTTGAAGTCGATGGGGTCATCGCCGATCTCATCCGCCACACTGCGCTCGGTGAAGATGGTGCCGAGGCTGGGGTTCGTCTGATACCAGGCCTCCACGTCGTGGGGGTCGGTCTGCTGCTCCACGCTCCACTCGGCCCAGCCGGTGTTCTGCGTGTCGCCCCGCAGGGCGGCGTTGCGCATTTTGAGGAACACCGTGCCGGAGGACACCGGCGTGGGCGGGGTGCCGCAGAACAGGGTCTGCGGGTTCTCGCTGTCAGTGACCACATACTTCAGGGCACTGGCCTGATCGTCGGTGTACTCCTGGGCCTCGTCGATGACCAGCAGGTCAAAGCCCTCGCCCAGGCCGCCCTTGGAGGAGCGGGTACGGAACTCGATGCGGCCCTCGCCCTCTTCCAGCTGGATGTGCTCCCGGCCCACGGCCTGAATGGATTTATAGGGGATCTTGGCCTTGTCCAGCAGGTGGCACAACCGCTCCCAGGCGGCCCGGGAGGTGGTGGTGCGGTGGGCGGTGTGCAGGATGCTCTCGCCCTGCTGCAGGCCGTACAGCTCCCGGATGGCGGCGATCTCGTTCTTGCCGTTGCGGCGGGGCACGGCATAGCCGAACTTGGTATGCACCCACAGATCCTCCTCGTTGCGGGCAAGGATGTCATACAGCAGCAGCTCCTGCCACTGCTGGGCGATGCGCCCGGTGGAGTTGTACAGGTCGATGGCGTCCTGGCCGAAGGTTTTGGTGTAGGGCAGCACCACGGCAGCGGTGGGCGTCTGACGCCCCAGCCTTGCCGGGGCTGTCTGTTTTCGCGTCCGCGGCATGGTGGGCTGGGTTCCTCCTTTGCATGAAAATGATGGCACCGTTTACTGGAATCGAACCAGTGACCTGTGGTTTTGGAAACCACGGCCCTGCCAACATGAGCTAAAACGGCATGAAAAAACCACTGTTGTGCCTTTTTGAGGGCATACAGTGGTTAAACTAGGATATTCCGTGGATGAAAGTTTACTTTTTGGCAGAGACCTTGCACTCTTCCGGGTACAATTTTTGGTATTCGGGATATAAAAAATGGCTGGTATTCAGGACGGCGTCCGGGCAATCGTGGCGCTTTCCGAAACGAAGATCATCGGAGGGAGTTCCTAACTTTTTGCATTTGCCCGGTCCATCCCGGTGAATACAGACATTGCATTCCGGGATACAGACCGGCACGCTGTAAAGTGGAGCACGGAACCCCATGCTGATATCCTCTTCACGCAAAAATTTAGACATTTTGGAGCACCTCGATCTCTAAAAAATATCGGTCGTCTTTTCTACCAACATCCAGCACACGATACTGCATCCCACGGGCAAACAGGACTTCGTCCTGACTTTTGAATTTGGGAAGCGCTACAGGCTGAAGGAACTGGCAGCCCTTATATCCTGCCGGAACATGCAGCTGAATCAGCGTGTCACGGCCCGGAAGATGCAGATCCTGAAAACTGGTTGATATAAATATCGGAAATTCCGGTGTGAGATCCACAAGGTCTTGCAGATCCTGCAGGGTCGGATTTTTGGGAAGCCCGAACCCTAGAAAAGAAAGCGCTGTGTTCCGGTACAGGGTGACGCTCTGCGGCATCACGCCGGAAGCCAGCGCGTTATCCAATGCGGAAATGGTCTCCTGGATCTGCGGTGTGATTTTTCCGTTCCGGATGGCAAAGTTCACACGGGTCGCCGTAAAGCCGGTATACTGCCGGAGAGCCTCCTGTGCGGTTTCCGGCAGACTAAGCACCTGCTCGGACATTGCGGCCTTGATGGCCTTGATCTCAGGTGAATCGACCGGCGGCAGCCCAATCTGTTTTCGTGCTTCTATCTTAGCAGAATCGTCTCGGTTTGTCGATGGGTTTTGAATCTTTTGAATGCGTGCCTGCCGGGCGTCCTCATCCTCCGTCCACGTCTTGTTCCACACGTTCTGCCGCCTGCCCTCGCCGGGGTCATATTCCACCCGGCAGCGGCAGCGCTCGTGGCGGCGGTAAACATCTTTCGGCACATGGGGGTAATCGTAAGTACCGGCCAGAGCGCTGCACCATTTGCAGCAGTGGCTCTCAGCGGTGCGGATGACCCGGGGCCGCAGCCCGGCCTTGCCCTGAAAATCCACGTTGCGTTTCAGGGTGTCATCCACCACCATGCGGGAGAAGGTGCGCACCGGCTCGTCCAGTGCCCACGCCACATCTTTGAACTGCTCTGCCATGGACACTTTGTTCAGCAGGCCGTTCACGGCGTCGGTGTTCAGCACGGCCCGCTGCGGGGCAATGCCAAGGTTCGCCTGCCGGTTCAGTGCTTGCTGCACCGCTGCGGAAGCGTCCGCCACCAGCAGGTGCTCCTCTTCCAGCATGGGACGCACCACCCGGTCGGCAATGTTCCAGTAGAGCCTGCCCTCCGGCAGGGCGTCGGCGGTCAGGTTGCGGCGGAACGCCTCGGCCAGGGCATTGCCCACAAGCTCAGCATAGTCTGCAGCGGCAGCGTAGGTGTCAGCGGCGGGCTTTGCGTCGCCCAGCAGCGCCCGGAAGTCGGCCCGGATGCGCTCCAGCAGCTCCGGGGCAATGTCCTTGTCGGCCATGGGTGCCTCCTCAGCTCTCGGAGCGGATGCCGGTCAGGTCCCGCAGGTTCTCCGCACCGAAATAACCGGGGATGGCCGTGTTGATCTTGCCCACGGCGTCCCCGATGCCGGACAGGGTGGCGGCGTCCGGCTCGAACACCGGCTCCCACACCGGGCGGGTGAGGTAGAGCTGCTGACGCTGGTAGGCGATGCCGTCCCGCATGCAGGCGGCCAGATACCCGGCGTTCAGGAAGCCGCTGCCAAAGGTGCGTTGTGCCTTGCGGGCCGCCAGGCGCAGGCTCTCGTGGCTGGACTTGATGGCCTCGGCGCTGGAGGGGTTGTCGGTGACGAAGCCCAGATCATCCAGCGTCAGGCCGGTCTCGCCTGCAAACAGGGCGGCAAATGTGCGCAGCTGCTCGGTGTAGGGGCTCATGCTCTGCTGGGTGAACTGGCCCACCACCGGCTTGTCGCCGTCCTCGTCCTTGGTGAATTCCAGAAAACTGGAGATGGTGGCCTTCCACTTGTCCATCTGCTCGGCGTCGTTGGAGGTGCCCAGCACATATTTCTGCGGGAAGGAATAGAACTCAGCGCTGATCTCGCTGCGCTTGAGGGTGCGCAGGGCACCCTGCTGCAGGCCCATGCAGGCACGGGAGATGCGGCTGTGGCCAAAGGGCCGCTTGGCATCCGGGCGGTATACGACGGGCACCAGCAGCGGGGCCGGTGCGAGGTTTGGCACCTGATACGGCTTTTGGCCGTCGGGGTAATACCAGGTGCTGTCCGCCGTGAAGTAGGCCTCCAGCAGGGGCTTGTCCGTCTCTGGGTCACGGGACAGCACGGCATATCCTTCCGTGAGCAGGCCGGTCACCTCGTCCAGGATGCCGGTGGCGTTGCCGCCGTCGATGACCTGCAGCCGGGGGTAGCCGCTGCCGTCCGGGCTGATGTACAGAAAGCAGCAGCTGGAAATAAGGGCCGACAGCACGGCACTGTCAAACAGGGTGTCTGCGTTGTTCATCTGGTAGATGGAGTTCAGGTCAAAGTTATCATCCCGGAACTCCCGCCAGACCAGCCGGTCGGCCAGAGCGTCCACAGCTTTCCCGCACCAGCCCAGCGTCTCGCTGAAAAAGCGGAACTCATCCGGGGTGACCTTGCCAAAGTCCTTTACGGCGTTCTTCATCTCGTAATACTTGTAGCGGGTCAGCACTCGGCTGCGCTTCTGGTTCAGGCGGCGGCGCAGATAGGCCATGCCTTTCAGGTCGGTCATGGGCGGTGGATTCTCCTTTCACGAGAAAATATTCACAGTACGGTCTGGGAAGGTCAGAGGGCCCCCTGGGAGGGGGATGCCCCCCGTCCCTGCGTGCGTGTCCCGGCGGCGCTGCGGGCCGTCTCAGCGGCTGCGGTACGCCGTCCAGTCGGTGCTCAGCGGCAGGGCCATGGAGGCATCTGCATCCGGCTCCGTCTGCTGCTCCACAGGCGTAAACAGCTTGTCGCTCTTCTGCCGGTTGCACCAGAAATGCGCCAGCTGCAGGTTGGCGAGGTCGCTGGGGTGGCCGCCCTTGGCCACCGGAATGATGTGGTCGATGCACGGCGAAAGCGGATGCGGAAACTTGTAGCTGAAATCCACAGGCTTGCCGCAGATGCCGCACACGGTCTGGGTGGCGTAGATCTTTTTCTTGTTGCGTTCAAACGCCAGCCGGTGGGTGCCGTCCCGATCCGGGCGTGCAACAGTCTTTGCCATGGGCAGCTCCTTGGGGTGTGCTGCCTGCCGGTCTCCTCAAGGGGGAGGAGGCCTTTTGCAGGCAGGGGGTGTTTTGAAAGGCCGGGGTACAAAATGACCCCGGGGGTCTTTGCAGGCCCCGGGGGTATGAAAAAAGCCGCCCCTGCGGACGGCGGAAAATATCAAAAAAGGCCCGGCTGGTACATTCAGGCTGTTGGGTGAGTAAATGTGTGTTCCCCTGTCGCAGCCGGGCAGCACAAAGCCCGCAGGATTGAAGGGAGTAAACCTTTCCTGCGGGCTCTTGCGATGATACTATTTTATCATGAAATCAAAGACATGTCACTGACGTCGTACTGACGTTTTACTGACATCTGTCACAGTTCCAAAGCATCCACACCTTTACGGTGATGACGGTAAACCTGCCGTACACAGATGCTCATCTTCTGTGCAATCTGCTCCCAGTCCTGAAAGCGGAGATACTTCAGCCGCAGGACCTCGTAATCCTTCGGGTCGTCCACATCCTCCAGTCGGGCCATAAGTTCGGCGTGGAGATCATCACACAGCATGATCTGTGCATTCAAGGCTTTCTCGGCTCGTTCAATACGTTCTACAGTTCGTGCCAGACTCTGCCCATCACCGCTGCCGCCCGGCATTCCGGTCAGTTGCTGCGTGGTACAACCGGTGTCACGTTCTGCTTCATCTAAATCATCTCGCAGGTGCTTGGCCTTTACCATAGCGTCCCCGTACCGACTGAGCCAGCGTCTTTTCTCTTCGTAGGTCATGTCAGCTCCTCCACCCGGACGAACACCCCACAGGGGTCCGACCAGAACTTCTCCACGATCTCGCTGCACACCTGGGCATCGTCGTCCCAGAAGTGCAGGCGGGTCATCTCATCCTTGAGGGCCTTTTCCAGGTTGTCGGTGTCGGGTTTGCTGGTGCGCCACTCGCCGCTGCGGCGCTTGCCCTCGGTGGGGAAGCACCACTTGACCAGCAGCCGTACCGGCTGGCCTGCTGGGATGGGCGCTTTGGGCGCATGGGGCGCGAGATAGGCATGGAGCTTTGCGCGGGTGGCTTTGAGTTCCGGGCTGTCGTGCAGCACGGCGCAGGGCTTGCCGCCCTTCATGTAAGCGTGCAGCTGCTTTGCGTTGTGGGTGGTGGTGGGCGGCTGCATGGGGATAAAGAATTGCGTGTACATGGGGTTCACCTCGTTTTTCTTTTTTCAGTTCAGGCCAACGTGATGGGGAGGGTTCCCCGGATGGATGGGGGCTGTGCACGCCCCATCCTCCGGGATCCCCATCACACACGGACGGATTATGCTTATTATATATAGGCATTTTCCGTCCCGGATCCGTAGGAAAATGCGGCATTTTCCGAAATCCGGAAGCAGGACGCGGACGGATTATGCGGGCATTTTACCGTTTTTGTACGTTGCGTAAAACAAAATATTGCAATTTGTAATCATCCGTTGGAACCGGGTTCTTTGCGGCCCACGTCGGTGCCGTCGATCCAGTAACCGCCGTCGGCTTTCAGGCGGCGGCGCACGGTGTCCGGCTTCAGGCCCATATACTCGGCCATGGCGTAGACAGTGACCTTGCCGTCCATCGTGCAGGATTCGTAGGCGGTGGACAGCTCCACAGACTTGTTCTTGGCCAGCTTCTCCCGGCTGCCCCAGCGCTTTTCCGCGCCGCGTGCGGCAAAGCCCTTGACGTCTCCGTCCGGCTGGAGATCCTCCAGCAGGCCGCTGTCCGGCTTGTGCACCGGGTAGTCAAACCAGAGGTTCACCGGGTCAAAGCGGGCGAACT